TCAGGGTCTTCTCCGGGGGCTGCTCACCCGCGGGCTTCTCGGTCTGGGTCTCTGCTTCAGGCGGCACGAATCACGCTCCCGCCGGGGTCGTGTCCCCGGCCGTTGGCCCCGCGAGGGAAGGCACGAACTCCCCCGGCGCGGGTGCCGGGAGGTCGTTCACCGCCGCGGCGATCGCGGCGTCGGAAGTCTGCTGCGCCTGGCTCTGTGCGAAGGCCGCGCGCTCACGATCGGCGAGCGCCGCGAGCTCGTCATCGAGCCGCTTCGCGTCCTCGGGCGCGAGCCGCGGGAACAGCGCCATCGCGATCATGCGACGGGCCTGCGCGGCCATCTCGGGCACGAGCTGCCCGCGCTCCTTGAGCACGGCCATGCCCGTATCCGCGAGCTCCTCGGGCGCCTGCGGGTCAAAACGGCGCGGGTAGTTGATCGTCGTCGCGGCCTGCCACACCGAGGCGTCGGCACCGTCCCACGCCGCGAGGATCGACACGACGTCGCGCTCGAAGGCCTCGTGTTGCTCTGCGGCCACGACGAGCAGCCCGCTCATCTGCCGGTAGCGGTAGCCGCGCGACACGCCCGACTCGGGCGCCTGGGTCTGCGCGCTCGGACGCTCCTGGTACGCGGCCTCGTAGATCCGCGTGGTGAGCTCCTCGGTGCGCGCGCCGTAGTGCACCGTCACCGTGGCGTCGGGCGCGATGAACGCAGGGCCTGACGCGTTGGTCGGGTACGTCATCCCCGAACGGGTGCCCACCTTGGAGCCCTCGACGCTCGACGGGTCATCGGTCTGCACCGTGAGGATCGGGAACACGCAGTCGCGCTCAATGGCGCGCAGTTCCGACCGCACGTTGAACAGCTCCAGCGCCGCAGCCACCGAGCCACTCAGCACCGAGGGCGCAAGCAGGTCGCGCGGACGCGACGTCGGCACCCACCGCAGCACCGCCACCGGCACGCGGCCGAGCGTGTGCGGCATCTCGCCGGTGTCGCCCTCGATGACCCACTTCTCGGAGACTTCGCGCAGGTCGAACCGGCGCCAGTGCGCTGCGGTCCAGATCGTGACCGTTTCGGTCTCCGTCTCCGTGCCCGTCACCGGGTCGCGCGTCTCGCGCCGGGAGATCAGCTTCACCCACGCGAACCGCCCGCGCTCGTCAAGCTCCCAATCGGCCACCTCGCGCGGGTCGAGCCACCGGCCCACCGTGCCCGGCGTGGTCGCCGGCCGCTCACCCTCGGGGCGGTCGATCAGGCACGCCGCCCACCCGTGGCGCAGCGCGGCCGACGAGCCCACCGCGACCCACGCGTCCACGTCGCCGAGCCCCTCGTCGGGGTCGCTCCAGAACGCCTGCACCGCGTCGATGCTGGTCTGACGCACGGGCGACGTGGCGCGCATGTGGCCCTGGTAGGCCCTCGCCACGGGCGCGACGTGGTTGTCGTAGGTCGTGACCTCGACGCGCCCCGTGAAGTCGTCGACCGTCTCGCGGCCGAACTGCACGAGGTACGTCTCGCCGTCCCGCACCTGACGCACACGCCCCGAGGGGACCGTGCCGTTCACGCCGTGGTCGAACACCCGCAGGTCACGCAGCCCCGCAAGGAAGCCGCCTGCGCCCTCAATCGCGTCGTCGACCAGCCGCCAGTGCGCGGCGCCGAGGGGACCGTCGTGGCCCTCGTGGCGCGCGCGAAGGCGCGTGATCAGGTCGGTCGCGGTGGTCGGAGAGGACACGGCGGGTGAAGCGTGCCACGCGGTGACAGAGTATGTCAAAACGCGCGCGGGTTTCCGTGCGGGAT